ATGACTCTTGAGGACTTGAAGAAAGAGATCAAGAACAACCCCTCCTTTGCTCCGATCATTCAAGGTTCTAAGGGCTCAGGGACAGGCCACCAACGCGGAGACAGTGGAGCTCCAACTACAGGTAAACGGTCAGAAATGAATGTTGAACAAAAAACAGCTTTTATTCGGGAACATGGTCGAGAGGCTTACCTGAAGCTCCCGGCATAAAAATTTACAAATATTGAAAAATAATTGTTGAATAATGTTGAATTATTTGTTAATGATAAAATGAATCTTAAATATGTGATTTTAATGCCCTGACGGGGCGTTAAGATCGAGTCTACGACTCATTCAGGGCACTGAAAATTTTGATAAGTTGAAAACCCCAACGGGGCATTAAACTTGGGCCAACGGTTCATCGAGCTAATCACTCACTTGGACTGTTGGCCCTTTTAATTTTTAAGGAGAAGGAATGAAGAAATGGCAGCTACAACTGTAACAGAAATGAAAATCTACAATGATCTTGCCCAGACCGCTTATCTGGAGCGTATTCAGGACAGGATCGAGGTTTTCAATGGAAACAGCCAGAATGCCCTGCGGCTTGTCAATACTGTAATCCCGGGGGACTTCCAGAAGAAAGCCTTTTACCAGATCGGTGGCAGCATTGCCGCTCGCGATGTAACCTCTACTGATACGGTAGTTCCGTCTGCAATCGGTGCGGATGAAATGGTCAGCGTGAAGGTCCCTTGGAAGTACGGGCCGTACGCAACCACGGAAGAGGCTTTCAAACGTCGGGCCCGTAACCCCGAAGAGTTTTCTATGCTCATTGGTCAGGACATGGCAGACGCTGTCCTTGCCGGTCAGTTGGCTCATATTATTGCCGCATTGACTGGCGCCATCGGTGCTAACTCTTCCATGATTGTTGACGACAAAACTCTTGCCACTGACGGTAAGAAAGTTCTGTCCGCAGGCCTTCGAACCATGGGTGATAAGTTTGGTCGAATCGCTATCTGGTTGATGGACTCCGGCACCTACTTCGACATCGTGGATCAGGCTATTACGGACAAGATTTACGAAGAAGCAGGCCTCGTAATTTACGGTGGACAGCCTGGTACGATGGGCAAACCTGTATTGGTATCTGATGCTTGTACCGCAGACTACATCTTTGGTCTGCAGCCTGGTGCAGCTATCTGTACTGAATCCCAGGTTCCGGGTATGATTTCCTATCCCATTACGGACCAGGAAAATATGTCTCTCGGTTTCCGCGGTGAGGGTGCCTTTAACGTAGAGATTATGGGCTACTCTTGGGATACCGCCACTGGTGGGTCTAATCCCGGCTCTTCTGACCTGTCAGCTACCGCCAATTGGGATAAATATGCCACCGATGACAAAAACACCGCTGGTTTCCTCATTGACCTGTCTGGTGGGTCATAATTTACTGACCCTTAGCCATAGCTCAAGGGTTTTCATCCTTTTACCTTGGGCTATGGCTAAAATAGTTTATTATGATAAAAATTTATATCCCTTATAATAATGACAAGCAATGTGTTTATAGAGAACAAGCGTTTTCTAATGTCTATAAATACTATTCTTCGATTAAAGATTTCGAAGTAAAAGTCTTGTCTTCTACTCCGTTTTCAAGGGCAGCTGCCAGAAATGCTGTGTTTGAAGATAGATTAGAGGATAATGAAACAGTCTTTTTCTCCGATGCTGACATTATTACCCCAGAGTCTCAAGTTCGTGAAGCAGTTAATAAAGCTTCTGAAACAAGAGAAATGGTCCTTGCTTATTCAGAGCTATCAAAATTAGACGCCCAAGAAAGCAGAGAATATCTGTTGACAGGGGAACTTAAGAAATCAAAAAAGCAGATTAAAAACCAATGTTCCGGGTCCTTCGCAATACCAGTAGATTTATTGATGGGTATAGGGGGTTATGATGAACGGTTTTTTAATTGGGGTTGTGAGGATAGAGTCTTTTTCTTTACAGCTGCTTACTTCGCTGATAGAGAGTTTTGTCAACGAATACCCGGCATAGCTTATCATTTTTTCCATCCTCGCTCTGAAAATGCAGGTAGACGGTTTTTGGTAAGTAACCCATTATTTAGAGAATACCTTCAAGCTTTTGGGATTTCGGTTCATACGTTTAGAAAATACAAAAAAGCTAAAGTTGAAAGCATCGAAAGATTAATGGAAGAATCAAAAAAATACCAAGGAAACTACAAAAAAGAAATTATACCCTTTAAGGTTAGAGAGGTAGTGAAATTTACTAAAGGTAAAAAAGTTGTCCTGGTGTTAAAAAATACTGAACTGTATAAAAGATTGAAAAAAGCTAAGGGGTATAAATACGAAGGAGTTGCTATATGACTATCATAATTGAAGATGGCTCCATCGTTGAAAATGCAAATAGTCTAGCCACAAGGGCTGAAGCTATTGCCCATGCGTTAGCATATGGTATAACCTTAACCGATGACTCTACTACAGATATATTGCTTATTAAAGCTATGAAGTATTTTGTAGCCATTGAAAACCAACTGAAGGGGTACCGAGTTGACAGAGCCCAAACCCTTGTTTACCCAAGAGCTGGAGTAAAAATAAATGGTTTTGTATGGGAGTCTGATGAAATCCCGACAGAAGCTAAAACGGCACAATTAGAATTAGTCCTTGACTTGAATGAGGGAGTAGACCTCTATAATCGTCAATACTCAAAAGGAGCAGTTATCGAAGAAGCAGTGGATGGAGCAGTAAGTCGCAAGTATGCAGATACATCAGTTAAAAGCGTATCAACAAACATTATAAAAACCCGTGGTACAGAAGCTTTAAAGCCACTTTTAAAGAACGTTGGTTTAATGTCTGTTGAGTTGGTGAGGGGCTAATGTCTTTCTATTCTGAAATGGCCGAGATGGCTACTGAGCTTATTACTGAGTTCGGTCAAGACATAGTGATTACTCGAGAAATAAATGAGGTAATAAATCCAGTTACTGGGGAAGTCGAAGTTGAAGCAGATTCTCAAGAATATACAGTTAAAGGGGTTAAGAAAAAGTATCCTTTAAGTTTAATAGATGGAACGAGAATTACTTCCTCTGACCGGGAAATACTTATGGATGCTTCGGTTGTTGAACCCTTGATAACAGATACCATAAGTATAAATAACCAAGAGTGGCCCATAATGGAAATCCATTCTATCAACCCAGCAGGTATACCATTAATTTATAGTGTGAGGGTTAGACGATGATAATTTTAATAGAAAAAACAACAGAAGCAGCTGTTTCTGAGACAATTAGTTTTGTTCTAGACAGCCCCGCAACTGAAAGAGCAATAAACGAAGGTTATTTCCCTAAAGAGTCAACTGTATGCGTGACAGGTGGGAGTTTGGGGGCTGAAGAGTATGTAAAATTAGAGTATAATGATGGGGAGTCTTGGGTAACATTAAATGTATCTGGGGACGAAGGTAAAATCCTTGATACTGACAATAGTGCAAGAACTATATATGGTCGATTAGTTAATGTTCGTCTATCTAAATCTGAAACTTCTAGTGCTAGAGGAGTAATGGTTGTTTAATGTCTTTTTCTATTGACATATCAAAGTTCGCTAAGAAGACAAACTCATCCCTAGATGAAGCTTGTCGAGCTATTAAGATTAGCCTTTTTAACTCTATTATTATGGATACACGGGTTAAAACAGGTCGACTTAGAGGCAACTGGCAAACTTCAACAGGGTCCCCAATAACAGACTCTAGTTTGATTCGTAGGGACCCTTCAGGTTCTGAAACTACCAGAGAAGTGGAACAAAAAGTTACTGGAATAGGAACAGTGGATTATTTCACAAATAATTTACCTTATGCTGAAGTTTGGGAAGAAAAAGATGGGATGATGTCTAAAAATTTAGCTCGCATTAGTCGTATTGTGAGGGAGTCGGTAAGATGAGTTTCTTACCGATAGACCAAGCTTTTATTAATCAGTTTATTGAAGCAGATTTTAGGTTACCTATTGCCCACGAAAATGCCCCCTATGATCCTGTACCGGGTACCCCCTATGCTGAATTAATTTGTATTAATAACGATTTTACTCCATATTCATTGGCTGATAGCTTAGAAACTGAAGGTATTTTTAGAGTTATTTTACGATATCCAGTTGGAGGGTATTCAATAGCAGCTAAACAAATGGCTGATTTAGTTCTTGCCTCTTTTCCTATAAATTCTATGGTTGAATACGAAGAAAGTAAATCAAAGGTTATAAAACATCAAAGGAATACCGGAGCCCAGGAGGAAGGTTGGTATAAAATAGTTATATCGATAACCCATAAAACTTTTATAAGGAGTTAGAACTATGAGTAACGTTCAAACCTCTGCTGGAACAACTTTTGCATTAAGCGCAGATGCTCCGGCAACTTATGATGAAACTGGCTATTCTGCCCTTACTTATACAACTGTAGGGGAAATTACTAACATTCCGGAATACGGCGGTGCTTATTCCCTGGTCACCCACGAGCCTTTGGGTAATCGCAGTGTGGTTAAACGGAAAGGGACAGTAAATCACGGGTCTTTGACCTTGCAGATTGGTAAAGACATCGACGATGCCGGACAGGCCCTTTTGAAAACTGCGTATGGAGAAGACGAAGTCTATTCTTTCGAGATTACCCTTCAGGATGGTACTAAGCAGTATTCGACAGGTATGGTATTTTCTTATACAACTAATGTGGGCAATAGTAACCAGATTACTGGGATTGGTTGCCAGATTGAGTTTGATACGGAAATCATCGAAGTGGCAGCTTCTGCAAGTTAATCTATAATTAAAAGGATTATTTATCATGGATTTAGTGAACCTTGAAGCACCTGATACTATTGATATCCACATTGTTCATCCTGAAATCGGCTCCTTATATGCAGATGAAGAGAGAACTCAACCTGCAATTATTACGGTCCACAGCCCCGGTAGCGAAGTAGCTTTGGAGTTTGATCGTAAACAACAAAAAGCTATGTCTAAAGTAATAGCTAAGAAAGGTATTCAAGGTATCTATAAGATACCTTTCGAAGAGCAAGAAGAAAAAAACCTTAATAGATTAGTTGCTTTAACAGCTAATGTTAAGAACATAGAGTTTGGCGGTAACCCTGTAACTCCTGAGAATATTCGGGAGATATACAAGAACCCTAAATTGGGTTGGGTCCGTAATCAAGTATCAACAAAAATCTCCTCTTGGGATAACTATTTGGGGGAGTAGTTAGTGAAGCTATTTTGGGGGTTAGGCAATTATCTTGGCTTCACTCAGTACCAGACCCAAAGTTTAAACCTAGCCCCCAAAAACAGCCTAGGATTGAGACAGAAGAATTTGAATCATTTTTTAATAGTTTGGAGCCAGAAGCTGGGTATCTCTTGTCATTATTTCAGTCTTCAGGTATGGTTCAACAAACAGGTTATGGTCCAATTCCTTTGCCTTGGGTCGAGATACAAGCTTGGAATGATACCTTAAAACTTAAATTAACTACCAGGGAGCTATTAGCTATTAAAAAAATGTCTGGCGCATATGTAAATCAATTACATTCCTCTAAAGACCCAGCTTGTATAGCTCCCGCTTTTGAAGTTGATGAGGATCTACTTGAATTAAAACGGTCTAAAATAGCAGCAGCTTTTAAAAATTTACCTAAAAAAATGAGGCGAAAATGAGTGTTGACATTGCTCGGTTACAATTAGAAGCTGATAGTACTCAAATTCGCAGTGCTACTAGAGACCTCCAGACGTTGGAGAGACAAGGAAATCAAACTGAACGTCAAATGGGGTCTATGGCTACTGTTGCTTCAAAGTTAGGTGCAGCCCTTGCTGCAGCTTTTACCGTTCATCAAATATCACAGTTCGTTAAAGAAACAGCTTTAATGTATGCCAGGTTCGAAACACTTGGCGTAGTTATGAATACTGTTGGTAGAAATGCTGGATATTCTCAACAGCAAATGGCAGGATTAGAACAAGAGCTAAGGCGGACAGGTATTGCTGGAATAGAAGCCAGGACAGTTTTAACTCGTATGACTCAAGCTCAAATAGATCTTACCAATGCTTCAAAATTAGCACGAATAGCTCAAGATGCTGCTGTTATTGGGAATATCAATTCATCAGAGGCTTTTGAAAGAATGATCCATGGGATCCAGTCTGCTCAAGTTGAAGTGCTCCGCAATATAGGTATAAATGTTAATTTTGAACAGTCGTATAAAGCTATAGCTACTCAATTAGGGGTCACAACTGCAGAGTTAACAGAAACACAAAAAGCCCAAGCTCGTGTAAATGTAGTTATGGAAGCAGGTGCGGGAATTGCTGGAGTTTATGAAGCTTCAATGGATACAGCAAGTAAACAATTAGCTTCTATGAAAAGATATACTGATGACCTTAAAGTTTCTATTGGAGAAACTTTTAATGAAGCCCTAGTTTTACTTGTTAAGCAAGCAACACTAGAACTCAAGTCAATGCAGAATACCATGAAAGGCCTAAAAGAAGATGGATCATTAGACCAGTGGGGAGCGAATTTTGCAACAGTTGTCGCAGGGACAATGGATATTATTCTATTAGTTACGGCCACTATTACTTCTGTAACTAGCACAATTTCTGCAGCGATAAAACAAATGAGAGCAGTTGCTGAAGCTGTTTATGATATCTTATCTCTAGACTTTAAAGGAGCTAAAGAGAATATACAACAATTTACACAAATTGGTATTGAGTGGTGGGATAAGATGCAAGAAAAATGGACATCTCCCACTTTTACCGATACTCTGAAGGCGATGAGAAAAGAGGCTGAAATAGCTTCCAAAGCTTTCCAAGATACTTATGACCTTGATTTCGGTTCTTGGTCTGATGGATTAAAAACAGGTGTTGATAATATTACAGAAGCAGTTTCTTACCTCAACCACACCATGTACGAAGCAGATTTTGGCGATTCATCCAACTGGCTTGCTGAATACAAGCAGCTAATGAATCTGCAAGACGAAATCCGCTACATGGAAGATTGGATTGAGCTTGTCGAGTCCGGCCTGACAACCCAAGAGGCAACCCTTGAAATTGAAGAAAAAAGATTACGAGTTCGACTTGAAAATCAGGGATTAAATGGTCCGGAAATAGATCATTATATTGAACAACTTGGATTGATGCGGGAATTGACTCAGGCAGAGCAAGATCGAAATACTACCACAGACGAGTATAATAAAAAACAAGAAAAAGCCCGCCAAGAATACGAGCGCGAATGGGAACGTGTGTATGACAATATGCACGAATTTGCTACCGATACCTTTTATGATATCTTTGATGGACAGTTAGACTCCTTTGAGGACTTTGCAGATTCCATGCTGGATATTTTTAAGCGGATGCTGGCAAATATGGTAGCAGAAGCTGCTATGACAAATATCTTTAAACCAATTATGAGTCAATTGGCGGGATCGGCACTTGGTAATATGTTTGGTTTGCCTGGTTCTAATGCTTCTGGTTTTAACATACCTGGATTATCAAATTTGTTTGTAAGTGAAAGTATGGCAACTGGCGGAGCATCCGCTGGGATGCTGTACCCTGGCGGCATATCTGGATCGGTTCCGGCTCCATTCGGCGCAACCGGTGTTTCATGGGGCGCAGCACTTGGCGCTGGCGCATTGGGTGGTTTTGGTTATTCCGCGCTTGGAGGGGCGTTGGGTTTGCCGCAGTCTCCTTATTCAGGGCTTACCGCAGGGCTTGGCGCAGCCGGTATGAGCGCATACGGAGGCTCTTTGGCGGGTGTTACCGGTATCGGTGCGTTAGGTGGTCCAATTGGCATTGCTGCCGGGGCTTTGTTGGGCGGCCTGGTAGGTGGGCTGTTTGATGACGACCCTGACCCGAGACTGGCCGT